CATTATTACCATACCCGAGTTCGTTACTCTCGGCCACACAAACCTTTCGGAATTGTGCTTGGTAGAAAAAGCTCTAAGGGTTTTCCCGAACAACAAGATGTGTCGCATGTTTTGAAACATACTAGCAACTGGCCTGGGATCATTTTGCGACGGCACAAGTGATTTTCCTATAACAAGAGGTCGCTTTGTTATAGCACGTTGCTTTTCGGCCCTGGATTCATCCAAATAACTAAATAGTCAATTGGCTGCAAAAAGGCCTCCCATACCACTCATAATTCTCAACACGTTGTAATTGGTAGCGTAAACACGAACCTTGGCGGTTTTAGTGCTTCCAACAGTGGCACCAGAAAGAACAAGTTGGAGAGTAGCATTATCAAGACGAGAGAAGTTGCAAGTTCCAGAAGGTTGGTGTTCCTCGGGGCGGAGAGCAAAGGAATACACGTTAATACCTTCATCAGGGGAACGAGTGTGGGCTTCCTTGGGTTGGACAAGAGAGAAATATGTTCCCTCACGCTCGGAGAAGCGGTCTTGACCATTGAGTTGAAGTTTGGCAGTGACAACAGGGTTTTGTCCCCAGCAATGCATATCCAAAGAAGACTCCGCAAGCACGAAAGTACCCGCATCAGAAACTCCAGACATAAGTCCAGCAGTAGTTCCATGCAGGGCACCAGTTGTTTGAACTTGATCGGCAAATTGGTCAACGAAGAATCCACTATCATCAAGATATTGATTGCTTGCAATTCCATCAACCGCACCGAAGGCATGGAGAGCATTAGGAAGAGCATCAATGGCATCAGTGTAGTTGAAAGGTTGAGCTCCAAGGGCGTTAAACAAGTCTTCACTTTTTACCAAAGAAGAGCAATAGTCAACATTGGCGTCAGGTTGGACTACCCAGATAAGTTCTTTAACGGGGTGATTGAAGTTCAACTTAATCTTGTTGGAAGAAGAACCTACAGATTCGTCACCAGTGAATTGAAGTTGAGTAATCAAATACTCATGAGGGTTTTGGGCCATTCTTCGGCGCTCATCAGTATCAAGGAAGATGTAATCAACATAAAGAGAAGCAGCCACCAAAGAATTTGAGTAAGCAGTCTTACCAACACCACCATTAGTAAGATCTGTAACAGCCCACAAGCACTCATCAATGGGGCGAAGATCAAGGTTAATCTTGACCTCGTGGTATTGAAGAGCAATCAAAGGAAGAGCAAGTCCAGGGTTGGTGCAGAACCAGAATTGAAGAGGAACGTAAAGAGTAGTCTCAGGAAGAGCATTGCGAGGAGCACAAACTTGACGGACACCAGCATCAACACAGGGCCCGTCAACACCTTCAAAATTAGGATCAGTGATGAAGGTAAGTTGGGTAGTATTACCAACCATCTTGAAGTAGCCACGTTGTTGTTCAGAACTCATAGTCAATTGGTTCCAGATGTGCATCCAGTCACCATATTGGCGGTCAATTTTTTGACCACCAATCTCAACCTCAACTTGGGAGATAAGTTGCTCACCAGGGAAATCCAACCAACGAGCGTGTTTAGTATCATCACTTTGAGCGATTTCAGGGAGAGTCACTTGGAGGTAAGTGCGGTAGCACAAATCACCATTGCGGCTAATAGTACATTGGACACGTCGACCGAAATCGGCTTGTCCGTTGAAAGTTTGTTCGATAGACTCGACAGAAAAGTTTGTGTATCTGCGGTATGTCACCTTCCAGAAAGTGATTTGAGGATTGCCAGTTAAATAGACGTCTTGTGCGCCATAAGCTACGAGTTGCATAAGTCCACCACCCATTTTTATAATATACCTAAACAAAAAAATTTTTAAAATTTTAATTTAATTAATTTAATTAATTTAATTAATTTAATTTATTTTAAAATTATTTTATTAAATAAAAAAAGACGCTAAATAAACAGAAACTCGATTGCAAATTGGTTAAAACATAAATATATAATACATATTTATTGAAACATTTTACACCATATATGCTATTATTAAATTTACCTATATTAAATCGTGCATCTCCAAATTGGTTTTCATAAATTTTGCCAAGTATTCGTCTTTTATGACTTCTTTTTTGTTGTTTGTTTTTTTTGTAAAAATATAACAGTCGTTCTTTTTTTTTAAAGACCATCCATCTTCAATCGCGTTGTAAATAAACAACATTTTTTGAAACTTCATTGGGTCTATTTTATAATTTTTATTTTCAATATCTTTTAAATAATCTAAATTAATAGTTAAACTCATATTACTTAAAATAAAATTACATATAATTAATGAAAAAATAACTTATTTTAAGCAATATATTTATTTACTTTTTATGTATTTAAATACTTTTTTACATATTATTTATAAAATGAACTCCACAAAATCAAAAAAATATCTAAAATCTCAAATGGAACAAACCATTAAAAATATTACATTAGATAAAAATCATGAAAATAAGTTGGCAGAGTTTTCTAAAAATGAAACTAATATTATTCCCAAATTAGAAAATGAAAAAAATAAATTAAAAAATGATATACACAAAAAGAAAATCAGTTTTGATGACAAAATGAACATGATAGATAGAATAAATGTAATTACCAAAGAAATCAAAACTTTGAAATCAAAAAGAAAAAACTATTATTTGGATAATTCAAAACATATTTTCACTTATTTTGAAGACAAAAAGAATATATCTAGTGATAGAAATAAAGATAATACCAAAAATAATACAATCAATAGTTTTTTTAATATAAAATCTAAAAATGATGAAAATGAAGAAACTGTCATCATCAATAATGAATTTTCAGTTACATCTAATATAAAAGACAAATATATTGAAAAATATTTTAACAATATCAATCAAACTATTTTTGACATTAATTCTTATGTTTATCAAACTGATATTTGTCATTTTTGTAACAAAGGTGAACTTATTCACATTGAAGAAGAAGGTAATTTAACGTGCAATTTATGTTTCCGTTCCATCCCTTTTTTGTTTGAAAATGAAAAACCTTCTTATAAAGAACCACCTAAAGAAGTTTGTTTTTACGCGTATAAACGAATCAACCATTTTAAAGAAATATTGGCACAATTTCAAGGAAAAGAAACTACACAAATTTCTAATGACATAATAGAAAAAATAAAATTACAAATTAAAAAAGAACGATTAAACATTTCTGAATTATCTAATGAAAAAACAAAAGAAATTTTGAAAAAACTTGGTTATAATAAGTATTATGAACATATTATTTTTATTAAAAGTAAATTAGGAATAAAACCTCCTATTATGTCACCTGAATTAGAAGAAACATTGTGTAATTTGTTTGACGAACTTCAAACACCTTATTCCAAATTTTGTCCGGATGACCGGGTTAATTTTTTACACTATTATTATACTATTTATAAACTTTGTGAACTTTTAAAACAACATCAATATTTACCTTTACTACCTATGTTAAAAGACCGTGAAAAAATTATAGAACAAGATGCTATTTGGAAAAAAATTTGTAATTATCTTAATTGGAAATTTATCCCAACCATATAATTTTAAATTCTATTCGCAAACTCATCAGTGGTTTTCACCAAATATTTGATGTTTTCTTTGTCAAAACCTGTGTGTCCTGCCATTGTAGAGTACATTTTTGAATGAGGCAAAGCATTGTGTAATTTTTGTGCTGTAAAAAAAGGACATACTAAATCATACATTCCTTGCACTATTACAACTGGAATGTTTTTAATTTTATTTAAATTTGTCTTCTTCAAAAAATAGTTTGGTTTGAAAAAGCAATTATTTACAAAATAATGTAGTTCTATTGCACTCACTTGTTTATAATTATCTTCTTTTGTTTCTTTTATAACATCACTTAATGCTTTCATATTTAAGGTTGACATTGATGCCTCCCATACAGACCACGCCAATAAACATTTGTCTTTTTGTGCTTTTCCGTATTTACCTTCAAAGCATTTTTGATATTCTTTTATAAATAAACCTTTACTTTTTTTGCTTTTAATTTGTTTCATAAAATATTCCCAACCGTCCGGTCTTATAAACCCAGCACCTTTGCCTTCTGACAACCAATGCACTTCATCATCACTACAAAAATATACCCCACGGAGAACTAATTCACTTGTATGTTTTGGATGAACAAATGCATATGCTAATGATAAAGTTGAACCCCATGAACCTCCATAAACCATCCATTTCTTTATTTTCAAATGTTTCCTTATTTTCTCAAAATCAGCAATCAAATTATTTGTATTATTTTCTCTTAATTCTTCTGATGGTGTACTTTTTCCACAACCACGTTGATCTACTAAAACAATATAATATTTTTTTGGATTAAAAAATCTTGCCATTGAAGGATGCGTTCCACCTCCAGGACCTCCATGAACATATAAAACTGGTTTACCTTTTGGATTACCATATGTGGAATAAGCTATAGTATGTATATTAGACACTTGCATCGTGTATTCTTTAAGTGGCTTAATCGGAGGATACAACGCAGTATTTTTATAAGGGTCTTTGTTTTTCATTGTTTTTTTATTATTTCTTCTATTTTGTTTTCTTTTAATTGTTCGTGTCATTTATATTATAGCAACATTTTTTTCTTAACTTTTACTATTATTCGCTAAGTGTCATATTTTCACTTTCATTTTCACTTTCACTTTCACTCACGCTATTATCTATGCTACATATTGAAGTAAGCTCATTTTCACTTTCAAATGTTAAACTAAAATCATATTCCCAACAATTACACTGTGCATTTCCATCCCACATATTCCCACATTCTTCACACTTTATTAACCAAGAATAAATATCTTTGTCGCATATTTTCCCGTTCCTTAACTGTTCATCGCACGGAATGCATAGTAAATATTTATCATCTATCAAACAATCTTTGCAAATATTACTTCTACAACAAGAACATTCATAAACTCCATTTGACGCATACGTTTTACAATATCCGCAGTACATTATTAAAAAGTGTTTTAATTTTTACGATAATTTTTATACATTTTTATATTTGTTTATTTTCATTTCATTTTTTATTTATAATTATTATGTAATATAATGAATTCAATTCAGATAAATTAACATTTTTTTTTCTTTTTTCTTTTTATGTCAAATATATTTAACCTTGAAAATATTAATGACTTTTCCGAAAAAATGAATATGGACGAACTATATGAAAAAAAGAAACAACACGATTTGAAACAGTTAGAACTTTTCAATAAAATATTGAATCGTATTCATATTAGAATTAAAAAAACATCTTCTCAAAAACTAAACGAACAGTTTTGTTGGTATGTTATTCCTGAAATTATTATTGGTGTCCCAAAATATGACCACGCCGCATGCATAGCATACACTATTGATAAATTAAAAGAAAATGGATTTAACGTCCGATATATACATCCAAACACACTCTTCATTAGTTGGTTACACTTTGTTCCTACATATGTTCGTACCGAATTGAAAAAAAAAACTGGTGTAGTAATAGACCAATATGGCAAACGAATAGACGAAGAAGCAACAACAACTAACACTTTATTTAGTAAAAATGACACACATAATTCATCTGAACCAAATGACTTTTTATTAAATTTAAAAAACAACCAAAATGAGACTGTTATTGGTAATAATAAAAAAGAATATAAACCAATAAATTCTTACAAACCTTCTGG